CAAAATTACTAGCCCCGCCTACGGGCGCCCAGCCCCATTGGATGTCTCGTGAACCACCAGATAAATTACCATTTGCATTCACACCAGACGTTACATATGTAGTGTCTTTACGGGGATTGCGCAGTGCTTGTGGATCATCTACTGGAAACGTACCTAACATTAACTGCGGCTGATCTGGGTCCCAGCACTCAGGACAGACCAACAACTCATATTTGCGCTGCTTAATAATTTCTGTCTTAAGCTTTTTTAATTTGAATTGCTGGCCGCAACGATCACATTCAGCAATCGCTATCTTGCCGGATGCAAAACGATTACCCATTATGAACCACCAATAAACATCTGGCGCGGGACGAACCGCACAGCCGCTTTTTCCCTATCTTCACCAGCTGCAATTTCAAACGTCTCATCATAAATCTGTTTAAGCATCTGGATTCGAGGCATTAGTTCAGGTACTTTAATGGCAATGTGATACGCCAAACCAGCTACAAGACATGGTAAAAACCGGAAATTCATATCTGCTGTTTCTACGCCAGCGCCAGCATCTTTAACTCTACGCAGTCTGTAATACACAAATTGATATGGAGTACTGTTATCTGGCGTAGGCCAAACCGTTACGGCCGGCAACTGCGGCACATATACAGCGGTAGCAGTTAAATGAGATGCCGCCGTCGTGTTATTTTGGCCACGAAATACACCACCCAAAGTATTGCCTGTGATGTACGTGTAATAGATGTCTTCTGAATCTACCCGGATAAATCCTGAACCCGCCAATCCAACCACTGTATTCAGCGTAATTGTTGTTGCGGTGGAAGATAGGGCGCCACTCAACGTAGAACTTGTTGGATTAGTTTCGCCCGACAAGCGCTGAATCCACACTTGAATTGGCCTAGCCTGTTGTAATTTATTGGGGATCGTAGCGTATGTGGAAACACTAATACGTGTAATAGTTAAGTCAGCTTGTGTAGACGAAGTATTGGCGCCAGTGCGAATTACATGCTCCAGCAAATCAATAGTGTCTGTGGGTAAAGCATACGTAGATAAGCCAGGAGTCAGGTTAATGATTCCCTGCTCCATCGTCCACATGTTGATGCCTTTAGATTGCCATTCAATGGTCATTAGATTCATTGACCTACGTGCTGTACGTAAGTCATAACCAGATCTCATCTCTCGGCCGGCCCGCTCCCACGCCTCTTCAGCAATTTCTGTGAAATCCATATTGAAGAGGGTGGAGCCGGTAGTGGTCATGCTTATACCTCATCCATGCATTCTTCAGCTGCAATTTCCGCAGCTTCATCTTGCAATACTTCTTCTAAGCCGCAGGTGCAGGGTCCATCTTGATGTTCTAAACAATTTGTTGCGTGCATTATTTCCTCGCAGTCTTTGCAGATTGAACAAAAGCGTCAGCAGTGGGAGCACCCTTCTGACCGGGCTTGCGCATTTTCTCTTTTGAGCCAGCGGCTATACGTTTTCTCTTGGCGTTAATGTTGGCATACAAACCAACAGGCCCGCCTTCATCATATTGCGTAAAGTTGGTGTCATCCCTACGCGACTTGCGTATACCTTTGGGCATTTTACTGGGTGACATTGCCCCCATGCCACGGCTGGCCATCATACAAACCGCCCTTTTGTTTTACCTTTGGAGCAACAACCATCAGCACGCTTGGAAGCTGAAGAAACTTTACCGCCGCCTGCATAGCCCATAGCTTTGATCTTGGCTCGCGTCTTTTCATCGTCTACGTCGCGTTTAGCTTCGTCCATTTTGGCTCGTGTTTCTGGATAAATTACATCATCCAAAGATCCTGGCGTCCGGCGAGGCTTGTATTGCTTTGCAGCTTCTGGTGTCATTGGCATAATAATTCCTTAGCAGGCGTAGCCGCCCTTGTTCATTTTAATCTGAGTGCCTTTGGTTTTTCCACGTTGAGCAATGCCATTAGCAGCGGAGCGGAATGTGCCGCCTTTAGCCAGCTTCAAAGATGTACCCTTGCCGCCTTTGTGCTCCTGGGCATCGTGCTGCTTAAAGGCTTTTTTAATCATGGCCTTGTCCTGCGCTTTGTCCATCTTCATGTCTTCTTTCATGTCGCTCTTAGCCATACCACCTTTGGCCATTTTACCTTTACCGTCAGCGGCAAAAGCTGGAACCTTTTGTCCATCTTTCATAACCATTGGCATACCACCGTCTGCATATCCACCCATGTTCATCTTTTTCATATTGCCACCTTTAGAAAATTTCTTGCCTTTATCGGCAGTTACAAAGTCCTTACCCACTGACATGGGCACTCCTGCTTTCTTAGCAAACGATGGCGAATGTGCAATCGCTTCCATGAAATTATGTTGCTTTTTACTTGTGCTCGGCATCATTTCCCCGCTGAAAGAAGTTGGTCAATTTTTGCTTCAAGCTTGTTAAAGCGTTGGTCAATGTGGTTTGTAATGCGGTCAATTTCTGCTTGAGTAACGTTATCACGGGCAACCTCCTCGCGTGTTTTGTTCAACAGGATAGTGACACGAGTCAATTCCCTGAACTTTTCATTCATCATATAAGCAAACAACCCAACGATTAAAGATAGGACTGCTGACCATGCGGTGTTTAAATCTAGCATTTCCACCTCGCAAGCGCGGCAGCTTTACGGGTGGGCTTACCTTTTTCATCTTTCATAGGACCTGGTACGCCTGACATCCGAGCACAGAATGAATCTTTACGTGCACCGCCTTGGGGTTGGGGGGCTTTTAAATTACTACCTGTTGCAGCATTATATTTGGCTCGACCTTTAGCCGTCAGGCCAGCGCCTTTAGATACGGGCAATTTTTCACCACGACCAATAGCTAGTGATGGGTTCTTTTTCTTTGTCGCCATTACGCCACCTTTAATTTTGACTGGTGAATGTTTTCCAACATTGGCATAACAACTTCTTCGCGGAAGTTACGCTCAAACGTTTCTTGTCCAACGTGCGGTAGGCTGATGTCTACATCAATGTATACCGTAAATCCCATCTGCGTTGCGCGATCACAAAACAAATAATCTTCGCCAACATATTTACCATCCACAATGGCAAAGTCAAACACTGCTGACATTTTTTCTGTTGGGGACTTTTCGTAAGTCCATTCTGGATGTGCTGCTACTAAACGCTCAATGACATGACGCTGTATCAGCATAAACCCCGTAGGAGCACGCTTTAAACGCATTAGCGAACCTTCAAACTCTAGGTCGCCATTGTCATCAAAATACACATCCGCAAAGAACTTAGCGTCCTTGGCTCTACGTGGATACGCACCAGCAGTTATATCCATGCCACCACTTTGGGCCATCAAACGCAAAATGTCATCAGGATTGACAACCACATCCGCATCAATAAACAGAAGTTCTGTGCAATCCGTCTTTAAAAATTCATGCACTAAGGCATTACGCGCCATTGTGATAATGGAGCAGTTTGACAAATCAGACAACGTGACGGACACACCAAGACTCATCGCTTTGGGCATTAACTGCGCCAGTGCAAATGCGGTCTTGATGTTCAGCTTGCCGTCATAAGCTGGAATGCCTATGAACAGCTTGCGTCCCGTCAGTGTTGCTTGTTTTGTTTCAGCCATAATAGATATTGCAAGCTACTACGTTACTTATTTGGGCATAAATACCATCAGTAGCAATTACGCCATCATCAGGAATAAATGGGGCATTATTAAACGTATCGCTTGCCGCTACGTCATAGGTCATCAACCAACGGTTTGCATAGACCATTGAAGCCCCAGCAGTAATACTGCCAGAGTTAATGTCTGTGACGGTAAATGTGTTTGCATTGGTCACAGTAACTGGATAGTTCCCGTTTGTTGCTGTACCGCCTGTACCTGCGGCAAAGTCAATACCAATTACTTGTCCAGTAACTAAACCGTGCCCTGTTGATGAAACAGTAATGGTTGTACCAGAACGACCATAAGTTGCTGTAGTCACCGGAGCAACGGTGGTATCAAATAACGTAACATACCCAGCAGTCGCAGAGCCGGTAAATGAAATGGCTTTGACTCGGTTACGGCCAAGAACCATAAATCCACTAGCGTTTATATGCGCCTGCTTAACAGGGGTTTGATTCATAATTAATCTCCTTGTAAATGGGGGCCGAAGCCCCCCAGATCAATTAAGCAGAAGCTGGGAATTGATTGCCATCAGAGTTGGCAACAGTGTAGATGATTGTGTACTGAACAGTACCAGCAGTCACTGCGGCAACAGTTGGAGTCAATGTGGCAATAATTCGCACATCGGTTGCGCCAATACCAGCACCATTAGGAGAAGCGGTAGTAGCCGCGCCAGACCAGTTAGCCAACTTAGTGGCAGCGTTACTAGCGGCAGCGCGGCCTTGGGATGTAATGTCTGTAGAAGACCAATACAAATCGGCTGTAGTGCCATTGCCAATTTGCGCATTAGCAGCAGTTGAGCCTGTAAATGCAACTAAAGTGTCAATGTGAATAAAATGAATTTGAGCGCCAGCAGGCAGCACGCAAATAAGATCAGTAGTCGCAGAAGCGGCTTGACCAGCGTAGTTCTTTTTGAATGTCTGAGAAACAACGGTTGCGCCGCAGTTCTCAATAGTGCCGACAGTGGTGCCAGTTGTGTTACGGACAGTGCCCAAGATCCAAGGGCCAAGGTGAGTTGCGAATCCCATGATATTTCCTTCATGCAGTTAAAGGTGTATCAATCTTGCATGATGTCTGCCGGGACAGTTTGATACACCGGAAAGCCCGGATGTGTATTTATACCATGTCGGTCGTTGGGAGCGCAAGTAGTTTTACTGGAATGCACCGTGATTTTGATTTACTGCCTACAAAAAAAGTTCCTGGCAACTCAATAAACTTTTTCATAGGTACAACATACGCCAGATACACATCTACTTCAGTGCCTAAATGCACACGACTGCCTGACCCGCTAGAAAGCGCAATGCTCCAAGAATTACTACGGGCACGGTCTTTTATCCCTGCCATTTTTACGTTAACGCGCAAAAACGTGCCGTCTTTTTCGGCCACAAAATCATAATCCCGCCCATCAGCAATTGGCACTAGTATCCGGTATCCTTTATGTGCATAGTGCGTGTACCCGAGCATTTCAATAGTTCGCCAATCCATTTGCACCCCTAAAAAACCCCACTATACAGCAGAAAGGGGCCATACGGCCCCTTTTGGTAAAGACCCTGTAAACAGGGATTAGATGCGGATTAGGACGAACCGGGCGAACCAAAGATGCCCAATGGATCTGACACGCCGAAGCTGTAACGCTCACGGGCTTTGTAACGAACGTTACCTGTATCAAAGTCACCGTCCATGCCTGTAGACATAGGTGTACGGACAAAGTGCTTCAAGCCGTTAGGCACATCAGTCAACAAGAACCAAGCATTGGTGTCTGTCAAGAAGTGATTAACGGTGTAGCCTTCAGGAATTGAACCGTTATTCTTCAATGCGTTGATGTCGTTGTCAGTTGTACCAACGCGCAACTCAGTCTCAAGAAGGCGAGTAGCAACGAACATCAATGATGGAGGAACGACCAATTTCTTGGGCTTAGCGGCAATCAGCAAACTGCGCTCATCTGTCCAGGCAGCGATTTGAATAACAGCGTTTTCCAACGATGTTTCATTCAAGTCAGCGCCAGTTGTAGGACGATTGCTGTTAGTACCGCCAGAAACCAAGGGGTGAGCAGTAGAGCAAAGCACCACGCCGTCGCCGTATGTTGGGCCACCTGTGAAGGCGTTGTTCAACACATAAGCGGCTTTAACTTGCTTGGTGTAAGCCATACCACGGGCCAAAGCCTTGGTATAACGTGAAGACAAGCTGTCATACAAGTTATCTTCCACAGCTTCCTCTGTGATGGAAAAGCCCATCGCAATGGTTTCGTGGGTATAACGTGCAGTCCATGCTTCCTGTGCATTGTCATAAGCGATGGCTGAGCCCTCGTTCTTGACCGGTGCAGCAGAAAAACCAGACAGTTTTGTCTCTTCTTCAAAGCTACGCTCAGATGTCTCTGTTTCGTAGATCTCTTTGTGCTCTTCGCCGTATTTGGCATACTCAAGACCGAACAATGCGTTCAGACCTGGGAGCAACTCTTTAAGTAGTTGTGCGCGTGAAATAGCCATGGTAAGTTACTCCTTAAACACCAGTGGTGCTGTTGTACTGCGCCGTATTGAACTTAACGAGAAACTCGTAGTAAGTCGTAGCGGCCACGTTGGCATTTCCTGTAGCTGTGTCGGCCACAACGTCGATTACACGAACTGGAAGCGTATTCGTGGTGTTGGCGGAAGAACCGTCAATACCATAAAACGAATCACCAGTGGTCGTAGAACCAGTTGTCGCTACCAAAGCTACGTTAGAACCAACAATCGCACGGCTATAAGCTGTGGGAACAGTGGAACCAGCAACTGTGGCGCAGACTTTGAAAGCCGCCATAGGATCATCCACAACAAAAGCAAAAGCCATGTTGGTAGATGTTGAAACAGCCGCAGGATAGTACTGCTGGAACGTAGGCTGGCTCAAAGAGTTAACGTAAGAACATCCAACCAACACACCAACAATGTTACCTGAGTTAGTAGTAGAAGCGGCAACAATGTAGCCGTTTGTATCCACTTGCACGGTATCACCGTTCAGGATTGCTGTTGCGTAAGCAGGCGCGATTGGGATTTGACGGATCGCTCCGGCGTAGGGTAGGCCGTCAATGCGATTGACAGGCTTAAAACCATACGTCTTGTCAATGGTAGGGTATGCCATCTATAGACTCCAAAAAATTAAATGCCTTTACCGAAAGTGACCGTGGACTTACGTTCTTTGAACATAGGCATCCGTGGGTCGTTCTCTCGCATGTAAGTATTGTCTACCGATTGCATCTGCGCTTCCGCTTGTTGGCGGTAGTAAGCATCACGCTGCTCAGTAAATTCTACTGGGGTTTTGCAAAGCAACAAACCACCCACTTCAATACTGTCTGGAAACTTTGCCGTAGTGGCACTGAACAGACGTATTTCAGGGTGATCGGAAGCCTTAACCGGTTCCCATCCTTCAGCAAGCTTCGAGGAATAGTTCGTGGCGTCATCTTTTCCTTGCACGGCAATTCGAATCCAACGAAACGCATAACCCTCCTCCGGATTTGGATCGGGTAGAAGTTTGGGAGGCATCCATTGTTTAGGACGCTCCGCCTTTTCGCGGGTTTCAAGTTCGCGTGGTGCGCGTGTAGATTTATCCATTTTCATTTCCTCATTTCTTCAGCAACCTTACGGGCGTATAGTTCCAAAGGAACCCCCAACCGCTTGGCGATATTCACCTGTGTCTGCGTCAGCACGATTTTGCGCGGTGCTGTACTACGCGTTGCAGGTGCAACTACGTTGGATTTAGTGCGTTGAGGTTTCGCATCAACGGACTCTTCGGCTCCAAACTGATCCGAGAATCTTTCCCTGATGTCAGCGTCGATACGTCGGTAGTATTCGTCGCTGCCAGCTGGTATCCCTTCGCCTACCAAATCTTCATGCAACCCAAGGGCGTATGAAGTCATCCGTTTGTTAGGTCCAAACCACTGGTTCTTTTCAGTCCAAGCAAGCAGTTTGTCATCAAGCGGTGCAGGTTTAGTAGGCTGCGGTTGCATTTGTACAGGAGTTTCTGTTTCCTGTAAAGGGGTTGGCTTAAAATTATTTACCTTGTCTGCCTTCATCTTTGCCGTAGTTAACGCTTCCTGAGCATTTACCAAAGCTTCAGAATCACCAGATTCGTATGCTAATTTATATTGGCGCTTAGCCGCCTCCACCTCATTGGCCACCACTTTTTTAGCCTGCTCAATCAAAGCCGCTTGGTTTTGATTTACAGATCCCTTGAGCTTTTTATTTTCTTCAGCCAGGGATTGGGCAAAACGCAAGGCCTCATCTTTTTCCCGTTCAGCAGCCTCTTTTGCGCGGCGCTCTTCGTGATAGCCTTTAGTAAAATGCTTAATGCGCTTTTGAACGCCTTCGTCATATTTAGTTAACTCGTCTTCGGCAAACTCTTTTGGCGGTTCAGCCATCAGAGTTCTGTTACGGTCTTCTGGTGGCGTGTCATCCACAACTTCAATTTCCGGCTCATTGCTCTCAGGCTCTACAACCTTCCCACCTTTACGTGGGTTAGCATCAATTTCATCCGGAAATTCAAATTCTGTTTTTTCAATTTCAGCCATGATCTACTCCTTATGTTGGACGTTGAATGCCGCGGGGATCCTGGACCACGGCTTGCACTGAGTCGTCGTTAATTAAACGCCATTCAGTACCGTGAATCTTCATGCGGGTTCCCGTGTTAGGACGCACTAACACAAAGTCGCCAACTTTACAGCTGGGGCCAGATGGAAATCTAGCCGCGTCTTTGAAAGCATCAGGGCCAATCTTTGCCACAAACAACACGGGGGATAAGAGCTCCTCGTGATACATGGCTGTAGCAGATTTTAGAATTCCAGTTTCGCTAAATTCTTCCTCTGCTTTAGGCAACATACACAGTAAGTGATACGTTGCTGGGTCAGGCACTTGCTTAGCTTTTTCTTCCGTGGATGTATTTAGCAATCCGGAAAGATCTACAGCTTTCACATCAAATTCATTCATCTTCATAATCCTTGAGTTTTCGCACGAGGTCAGCAAGTTCATACTGGGCGGTTTGCAGACCCCGGATAGTCCCGCACAGTTCTTTATAGTGCTCATGGGATTTAGCTCCACCAGCACTAATTACATCGACTATCTGCTTGATATGTTCGTCAAGCTTGCCATCTAAGACTTCAAGCAGAGTAGCCATCATTCACCTTTCGCGCCCTGTTGGGCTTGCATCATTTTTTGCATCATTGCCAACTTATGCTGATCATCGCTTTGACCCATAGACTGCTGAGCCTGCGCCTGCTGTTGCTGCAACGCTTGTTGCTGTCCAGCGACTTCTAACGCATGCAGCTCTTGAGCCTGGATAATTTCTTGTTGTGTACGCATAGCCGCCATGTTGGGATCTTCTCCCATCTTGGCCGCACCTTCGCGCGCTTTGAGCGCCAGCTCTTCAGCTTTGATTTGCAAGTCGCCTTTAACTTTAAGCAACTTCGTTTCCGCATCTTGTTTGCGAATAGCCAGCTCTGCTTGTTGCATCTGAACAACAGGATCCTGAACCATCTGCTGAGCTTGTTGTTGTGCCACTTGGCCTTTGCTTTGAGCCAACAATTGTTGAGAAGCCTGCGCCACCAAACGGGAAAGCATCACTTCCGCCTCTTCTGGCAATTCTGAATCTGGCGCCGGCATCGGTACACCCAGCTGCTCTTCGATTTTCTTGCGGTAAGCAAAAGCTAAATGCTCTGCTATGTGAGCTTGAATCTCGGACATCATCTTCTGAGCCATTGGGTTTTGACCAATCTGAGCCATCAATAATGGATCCTGCATCATTGACGTATGTACAGCAATGTGCGCGTCGTGATCCTGGTAGATAAATGCTTTGGTTGGCTCGCCATTTAGGAAAGCCATGTTTTCGCTCACTGGATCGCGCGGCTTCATGTCATCTTCCACCGGCACCAACTTGTCAGCATTCTTAATACCCAACACCTCAATCATCTGTCTGTGCAAAACAGGTAAGTTATAAATCTGGGGTGCCTGCTGTGCCAGCTGAATCACAGCTTGGTACTGCATAATCCGCTGAGCCATCGTCGAGCTATTAGGATCAGACACTGGAATAACATCCACCATGTCATAGTCTTCCCGCTTGGCCATACGGTCGCCGCTAGAAGGATCAAACTCATATTCACCCGGCGTGTTATCACGAATAATGACACGCAGAAGCTTGAATTCTTGCTTCATGGAGTAGTGAACACGCGCCTGAACAGCTGACATGTTCTTTAACTGACGCTCCAACAACGCCAAAGTTGTACCTACTGGCGCATTCGACGACATATCAGACACGTTCATGTCTGCAATCGAGCCCAACCGGCGGCCTTCTTGGGTG